TTGTTAACGATTTTAGATAGACGTCTAAGAGTGTAGTCAACTCCCCTAGGATAGACTCCACGAGTTTTGGCGCGATCTAAAGCGTGATCATCGACCCTCACTTCAATTGGGCCCAGGTGTAAGGTGCCCACTGCTGCTTCAGTTATGATTTCATTGATCAGCATTAACCGGTAATCCAAGTTAATGGTACGCCGTTGTCAACATAGTTCACAATCTCGTACTCTAAACGTTCCATTTCGGCCTGTGCTTCTTGTACCATTGCAGCACCGTTTAGACTTGTTCCGCCTTGTGGTCCAGCAATCTGTGCAAACTTGCTGTAGGCTTGTCCTAGTAGACGTTTGCTGAAGCTGTAGGCATACTCTTGGATCCAAGGGAAACTGTAGGTGTCGCTCAGTATCATGCTGTCGGGTTTGATGTTATCAATCCAGAGCAGTACAGATTCAAATGGGTTCTGAGTCCCGCCACCGCCACCAGTTGATCCACCGTAACCGTAAGGCATCTTGCGTACAATGGTCAGCTTCTTGGTTGTGGGGTTGAAGGTATAATTCAAGAAACCACCAAACATTTTCATACTGAGCTTTTGGTAGTCCACAAACAATTCATAGTTAGTAAGGCCGCCAACACGTCCTGCTTGTAACATGTAAGTGTTCATGAAACCTGACGCAAAAGGTTCAAATTGACTTGCTGTAGTGCCTGTAACCGAGCCAATACCACGTCTAAAGGCAGCTCTAACGTTCATAATCTCTTTAGGCAGTATGTATTCCTGTGTTTCAGGCAATAGATCCAAAAAGCAGTAGCTTTCTTCCACGCTGTTGGCAGCACGTTGACGATACTTGATCAGGGCCTGGGTAATGGCCATAGCATAGTGTTCTTGCTCTAGCTCAACATCAACTATGCCATCACCTAGACGCATACGAATATAGTCTGTTATCTCACTGCGTTTTTGATCACTTGTGGGAAGTGTGCTGGGGTCAAATTGAATTGGTCCCGGTCCAGTCCCGGTACTGGGATTGTAAAGTGTAGCAGATTTAACGCTACCAAAGACTGTTAAATTCCCGTCAATTTGGGGAGAGGTTGAAGCATTTGGGTCGCTGTATTCAGCCATAAAAAATCCTGTTATATGCTATTTATAACAGGATTGGGAGTTTAGGCTACTTTGAGTAACACAATGTCTGCGTTAATGCGCCCGTTCATCTTGGTTTCAGTTGCTTTGACATCGTCCAAGAACTTGCGTAGTTGCACTTTGCCTGCTCGGGCAAACTCTTTCAACTTTTCCTCGGGCTTCCTTAATGTCTTTGATACGCTCTTGTCGGTATCAAAGTTCACAATACTTGTTCCTTTGACGTTGAGTGTTTGATATGCGGCTGCTACATATCGACCCAGCTTTCTGGTTTTAACATTATATACCCACAATGCTTGAGCCCCAATAATGTCAGCAGGATTGATTGACACAATCTTAAGGCCAGCATTATCTTTCGCGTACTTGATTTTAGCAACCACTTTTTCCCGACTTGGAGCCTTTTTAACTCTTGCCTTCTTGAGGCTCTTTTTAACGCCGCGGTACTGTTCAACTGCGGCCAGGAGATCGTCGATCCAAGCAATAATACGCTTGAAGTCAGCTGCCTTAAGATGGCTATAGCCCTCTCGAACTTGTTCATCCTTTTTGGATATTGCAAGTTCAAGTTCAGCTTTTCGTGTTTTATAAACATCTTCGTATTTTCCTAACTGGCTTTGCACCACGTTGTTGGCAACAAGATAGTCATACAGTTTGGTTGGGTTCTTGACGCCGGTGGCAACATCGTCAAAGATACCTTCCAGCTCACCGATGATTTCGCTTGTGCGTTCAGCAAGTCGATCTTGAATAGTGGGACGGTAGGCCACCTGTTCGGGCGTGGCAACTGCATCCAACACTTCAGGTTCGGCCTTGGCCACAACATCCATCACGCTGTCAATGATGAACTCGATATGACGTCCACGGAACGGCATGCCAGCACGATGTGCCATGATAAGGCTGCACACTGTCATAGGTAGCAAGCGATCGCCAGCACGATTAAACGCTTTGACTTCCTCGATGCTGAGTTTGCTGTTTTTTTGCAACCACTCAACCACATACTTCTTGCAGTCTTTTTGACTGTAGTAATAATTGTAGTAGTAGAAACTCTTACGCAACTTGTTGTCAAATCGCTCATTGTCCCACTCGGCTGCGTCAGCAGTCCACTCAGGTTCTGAACCTGTGTACTTTTCATCTGCGAAAGCAACTCGTGTTTGACGTGGTGCTTTGGTTTTGATCTTGATGCCTGCTACTGTTGCCATGAGTTTTCCTTAACGAATTGGGTCTGTGCCTGTGCTGAACCAGTGTGCATTTTCTTGCAGTTCTACTGCCTTACAATGCAACTCAAAACTCAAGTTTTGGAAGTATGTAAGATGTCCGAGACTCTCTTGCACAATTTTGCTTGCCTTTGCGGCGTATTTTTCAGCCTGCAATAACTTACGAGCAACTTGCTTGTCTGTTAGCTTTTTCATACACGTTCCTTTTTCACGCGGCCAATGCGGCCGGCTTTGTTCCAATCATACACAACGCCATCAGGGCAAAGCCCATCTTTGACACTGTCTACACCAAAAATCCCACAAACCTCAAAGTCCGCACCTTTAATGGTTACAAACTCGTCTACAAGTTTTGCGGCTTCCATTGCTGTGTCCAAGCTATCAAAAGCACCACGAACAAAACCTGTGTTATCTATTACTTTATACATGCCATTATTATAACGCAGAAACCATTTTGAGTCAAGTTAGTACATTAGTGTGGCCATTAGGTACCACTGCTCAAACTCGTTAACACATACTTCAAATTTTGCTGTCAGTTCTGTGTACTTATGTGTTACTTTTGACAACCGCCTACATTCTACCATTTCACGATCCATGGCAATGTAGGCATCGTTGCAGTTTGAGTAGATCTTGTACAAGGTGCTACGGGCTTTGATATCTTTAGTATCCTGCACCATTTTCAAGCACTTTTGCAGGTGCTCATAGTGTTTCATGTGCGTTGGGGTTGTCATGCCCATATTATAAACTCTACATCATTCGTTGTCAAATGTGGTAAATATACAAAACAGGACAAAAACGTGGCAAGACTCAGTTTATGGAAAGACGGCTTACACAGCAACGATTATAAATTCTTTGATCGCCGTATCAGCGAGATGTTTACCGTCGGCGGAACTGGTATTTTGCTGCACAAATATTTGGGCCCGATCACACAGGGCACCCAAGTAACAACCACTGCACCTGCAACTGCGGTTACCAATGTATTGGCTGTGAGTGACACTGCCAACATTAACATTGGTGATACTGTGACCTGCACCAATGTGCCTACTAATGCTAGTGTAATTGCTAAAAATGCGTCAACTATTACACTCAGTGCCAATATTGCAGCCAACGTTGCCGCAGGCACTACTGTGGGCATCAGCACCTATGCTAGTCAGCCCAGCTATACTAACCAAAGCGAACAAAACATTCAAGATCTCTTGTGGATGGAAAATAGAGATCGCAAGTACGACACCAGTGTCTACAAGATGCGTGGAATTTATCAACGCCAGGATCAGGACTTTGATCTTAGTCAGTTTGGTTTATTCTTGGCCACTGGTACAATCTTTATGACTTTCCACCTGCGTGACATGGTAGATTTACTTGGTCGCAAGTTGATGAACGGTGATGTGTTGGAGCTACAGCACTTGACTGACTATGACGCACTAAATCAAGATGTTCCTGCTGCACTCAAACGCTATTATGTTGTTGGAGACGGCAGTTTTGCAAGTGAAGGTTTTAGTCCCACATGGTGGCCACACTTGTGGCGTGTCAAACTGAATCCTCTAGTAGACAGTCAAGAATACAAAGACATTCTTAACAATATTAAAGCTGGCAATAGCACAACTCCAATTGGACAAATCTTAAGTACACTAGATACTAACTTGAAGATCAACGATGCTACTGTACGTGAAGGCGAAGCCAATGTACCATTTAGTGGTTACGACACCAGCAGCCTATACGAAGTTCCACTATTACCAGATGGACTGTTGCCTAATCAACCTGAGAAAACTGCCGACGACGTCATTGACAGTGCAGATGAAATACTTGACACTGCCGACGAAGATGTGTTGGCGCCACCAACTCCTATATACGGTTATCTATCGGGGGCTGCTGTTGCGCCAAACGATCTGGCAATGGGCGTTGGTATACAGTTCCCTATCAATGCCATTAGCGGTGACTACTTCCTGCGTACAGACTACGTGCCAAATCGTGTGTTCCAATACAATGGCAAAATGTGGGTCACAGTTAATGACGTACAACGCACAAGCCTCACACAGGGCTCAAACAATCAAACACAGTTGGGCACATTTGTCAATGCTTCAGGTACCTTTACTAATGATCAGGGTCAACAGGTTCCTGTACGACAAAGCCTTAGCACAGCTCTTACTCCGAAAGCAGATAATTAATGTCAACCCCTTCAAATTACTTTTACGACGGACAGGTACGTAAATTCATTAGTCAATTTATTAGATTGGTGTCGGACTTTTATGTGGAGTTTGGCAAAGACCGTAACGGAATTACTAGTCTGCAACGTGTGCCGGTCATGTACGGAGATCCAAGTCGCCAGGCTGCACAGATTATCCGCAACAATAGCGAAAACACCATCAATGCTGTACCAGCCATGGCAGTCTATGTTGGCGGACTAGAATACGATCGTGATCGAGTGCTAAACCCTTACGTTGTCGAAACCATGCAGATACGTCAACGTGAGTTCGACCCCGTGACTGGTACTTATGGCAACAAACAAGGAGCATCCTATAGCATTGATCGATTAATGCCTGTGCCTTATAAACTGACACTAAAGATGGATGTGTGGACCAGCAACACTGAACAAAAACTTCAGTTAGTTGAACAGATTGGTGTGTTGTTTAATCCAGCATTGGAAATACAAAGCACAGACAACTACATTGACTGGAGCAGTTTGAGTGCCGTATTTTTAACTGACACAAACTGGGATAGCCGTAGTGTGCCCACAGGCGGCGAAGAGCCTATCAGTGTGTTTACCTACACATTTGAAATTCCTATCTGGATCAGCACCAGTGTCAAGGTCAAGAAGATGGGCGTTATACAACAGGTCATCACCAACTTCCAAGATCTCAGCACATTAGAAAGTCTAGGCACTCAACAGGTGATCTCTGTACTGAACTATGGCGTGCTGCTGAACTCCTATGTTACCGGTGGTACTCCTTACTATACATTAAAATTACTCAAACCCGAAGACATAGCAGTTTACAATGAATACGGAGTAGATGGAGTAATTGGAACTAGACGTGCTTGGGCACCTCTACTGGACGAGTATGGTAATTTTATATCTGGGTCAACTGAGATTCGTTTAAGTCAACCAAATGGCAGCGAGATTGTAGGCACTGTGGCAACTAATCCTGCAGATCCTAGCACCTTGCTCTACACACCATTTGGTGATACACTACCTGCAAATACTCTGAATCCTATCAACGCTATCATTGATCCACAAAATGTCAATGTGGGCAGTTTCTTAACTAACCCAGCAACCGGAACTCGTTATTTGTTGATCAATGACATTGGTGATTACAGTAACTCCAACGGTGCTTTGGCTTGGCGTGGTACTGACGGACAAGATTTGGTTGCTCACGCCAATGATATTGTACAGTACAACGGAGTACATTGGACAGTATCGTTTGACAGTGCTAACGAAAATAGTTTACAATATGTTACTAATCTAACAACCGGTATTCAATATAAATGGCAAGACATGCAATGGACAAAGAGCTACGACGGAATGTACAATCAAGGCGACTGGATGCTGGTACTCTAATTGGCGCTGGTGCGTTGATTTACTGTCGAGCAACTCACAGATATCTTTTTTTACTACGCAACGATGGTGCTCACAGCGGCACCTGGGGTCTTGTGGGCGGTAAGATTGAGCCCAACGAAACTGTGGTTGCTGGATTAACTAGAGAAATAGCCGAAGAGTTAGGTGGCATTATTGCGGATGCTAAACTAGTTCCTATTGAAAAGTTCACCAGTGATACAGGTAAGTTTGAATACCATACCTATGTTATACGAGTTGACGAGGAGTTTGCTCCGGTACTAAATCGAGAGCATAGAGGCTACTGCTGGGTACCATTGGATGATTACCCTAAGCCCCTACATCCTGGAGTATGGCGCAGTTTCAAATTTGCCAGTGTGATTGACAAGATCCGCACCCTTGAAAGTTTATAAGTCTACTTCTAGAGTAAAGTCTCTGAAGTCAATTTGACGCAGGTTAAGTTGGTATTTCCAACTTTCGGGCATGTAGTAATCCTTAGATGGGCTTACTCGAACAAAGTCAACATCAGAATACAATTTCATGACCTGTAGCATAGTCTTTTCGAAGTAGGCTTCTGTGGTCAAACTTTCAACAGAAGGGTAGCCACGTGTGCCTGCATACACGTTGAATTGACGAGTGGTATGTCCACTGTGCTGGTCAAAGCCCATTAGATAAACTGTACGGTGTCCATCAAAGCAGGCAAGATATGCTGCGGTAGCACCCATGTCCCAGTTAGGTGCTTGCGGCACGTTGTAGAACTTGCCGGGATAGCTCAGGACCATGGCATTGGTACCATACACAATGGTTTGGTAGTTATAGCCTTTTTCAATAATCTCTTGCGCCATTTCATCGTTGGCTACAACAAAGTCAGGTGTATAGTCACGTAAGATAGCATTACAACCGTAAGTCTGTACTGCACCTGCTGCCAACAATCCGCCTTTGTGATTGTCTAGTAACTGGAACAAGTTGCCATTGGGATATAGTTCAGTACGGCTAGGACCATTGCCCAACACTACTGCACGGTTGGATATTTGTCGATTAGTAACTGCGCTAGGCACATATTCAGCAGTTTTGACCCATGCACCTCCGGTGTAGTTCAACTCGCGAAGTATTTCTTCACCTACATAGTTGCTACGGTACATTTGTTTAATTTTTTGCATTAGTGTTTCCCAACCACCACTTCGATGGTTTCTATTGTGTCTGTATTTATTGCGGTCAGTGCTTTACCAATTACACAGCCTGGTACAAATTTTTTATTGTCAATGGCCTGTGCAACTCCTGGAATTGTGCTGGTCACTAATACTGCACCTTTGGCTACAGGGCCCTTTACTTGGCAGGGTACACGTCCTTGTAGAGCGATTGGCAGGCCGTTAGAGTCACTGTTCATCAAATAGGCAGGATCTGTAGATACTACTCCTGCTACTGCGCTGTCATGGTCTACTGTAGAGATAGTAACTTCTGCTGTGCCGCCAAATACAACTACTGTGCCTGGTGCATAGGTGGCATCGGCTGTATAATTTTCTGCCAAGTCAGCGTACAAGGCATGTGTGCTTGTGCCATAAATGTTACCAAACCAGTTGGTAGTAGATCCAAGGTTAATGGTTACGTTTGAACTGGGAATAATACTGGTTGTGATAGTACCACCAGTAAATGTACCGCCACTGCTGAATGCTACACCGTTGGCGTAGAACACACCGTTGCTGACAACCAAACTACCATTAACTGCAAACACGTTGGCACTAGGGTTGAAAGTTAGACTGGGACTAGCAAACTGGCTAGTTATTCTACCGGCAGTGGTATTATACATCCCAACGTAGAAATTGTTGGGATCTGTAACTGCTGGTAAAATCTGTGTGCTACTGGAGACCAGCATTGCGGTCTCCTTTTAGGCCTGTGCCTCTGTCCAGCTTAAACGTGCAACCAGATTAGCAGGTAAACCTGCACCCGATGCTGGCAACTGTGTCAAGTTAGTAGCAACAATGGTCATAACGTCTGGTCCGTCTGGATAAACCGCAACGTTGCCTGCAATCTGTCCACCGCTCAGAATACTTGTACCCAAGTCCTTAACTTGCGAAAAGTCTTGCTGTGTAGTGTTGTAAGTAGTACCAACGCCTGGGCCCGCAGACTGTTGAGATCCTGTGGTGTTCATGTAGAAACCAAACACAGTTTCGCCGCCGCTGACTGTGGTGTTAGCATTATGGAACTGATATTGACTTAGACTAGAACCACCAACGTTTTGCCAACCTGGCAAGCTGCTGCTGACTGTTCCGTTTAGTACAACGCTCATCAAGAACGATCCGTTGCTGTATGCGTCAAGTTCAAAAGGAACAAACTGCATACGGTTGATAACTTCACGCAGACCTATTGTACTACCAGGCTGACCTTGACTTGCGCTAGGCGCTAGGCGGAAGCTCATAACCGCAGTTGACTGTCCTGGCCAAACGTTGGCAAATGTAGTCATGCCTTTGGTAAAGATGTACTGTTTATCGTTTGTAAACTGTCCATCCATGATAGCACTTGTGCCCCAATGATTGACTTCTGGGCTGTAGCTTGGGCCATGGAATTCAACTACTGTTGGGCTAGATGTAGGCCCGCTCGATGCTGTGTTTGCAACAAATGTTTGTGCTGTTTGCCCCATTGGTGCAAAAATCAGTGCCTGTGTGTTGGCGTAGAATGGTGCTACACTCAATGTAATGCTGCTGTTGGCAGCAATACTGCTGACATAGGCCTGTGCAGGAATACCGTTGCCTGTTACGTACATACCAGGTTGTACAAACAGAGTGTTGGCTGTTGTAACAACTGCATTGCCCACTGTGTAGGTACAGGTCTGTGTAGCGCCAGGCTGTCCACGAGTGACACCAGTTAATAGTGCAGTACCGTTACTGTTGATTGTGTTGCCAGTAAAGTAAACATATTCTTGTTGGTTGGTGTTGCGAATTACTGCAATACCAGTCTGTGGCCAAGGTTGTGGCAAACTTGTTAACAAGATGCTGGTATCTGCGGGTGCCACGTTGCCCAACAACACTGTGCTGTTGGCAAATGTGTTGGTTTCGTAACGTGCAGGCAAGTTACCCGAACGCATATAAGCAACTTGGTTAACGTTGTTGTTCAGTAGTGTGTGGCAGTAAATAATCTTGCCGTCTGATCCACGGAATCCAAAACGTATAAAACCTGCGCCGTACCATGAATAGTCCAGGTAGCACATCTGAATCTTGGTTAAGTCAATACGGTATCCGCTTGGGCCTGTGCCATCACAACGGTCAATGTTCCATTGGCTTTGCGGAATACGTGTGTCAACTGTTCTGCTGTAGGTAGCATTGGTAATGTTAACCAGGCCACGATATTGCGGAGTAATAGTCATTACCGTATCGCTGAGAATGTTCACAATACGATATGTCATACCTCTGATCACAATAAAATCATTTGGAACTAGCTGTTTAGAGAACGCTGTGTTAGTACCTGTAACAATGTTGCTACCAACGTTAACTGCAATAGTACCACTCAAGTTGTAGGTACTGCTGCGACGAACTGCATATAGTGTTTGTCCATCAAATTCAAAGAACATGCCGTTTTGGCTGTCAAACATACCAACACGAATTGTACCGCTGTACCAACTGTTTACTGCCGCTGTATAGTTACCGCTGGCCTGTAGAATAGTTGGAGCAACACCTGTTGATGTTGTATTCTGTAGCGGATTGTAGGTAAATGTGTAGGGATCAACAACTGTGATGTTAGGGAATGTGCCGTTATAGCCAGATTCGTTACAGTTGAAGATAGTAATGTAAACACCAGCAATGGTAATATTGTGTGGGTCTTTGGTTTTAACAGTTACCAAACCCGTAGCAGCGCTGTAGGTAATCGAGTCAATGAACATGTTTGACTTGAATGTAGTTCCTGTCGACATCTGGATACCTTTACCAGATTGATAACGGAAGTAACGTCGAGTTTGACGAATGTACTGATGATTGTGACTTGAACTGTTAGTTGAAAAACGCACACCGGCCTGTGTTGGACGATGTAGAGTCAAGCCCAATGGACGTACATAAAGGCTAGCCGCTGTGCTGGTAATGGAGCCAGTGGGAACACTGGTTGCATAGTAGCTGAATGCTGTACTGTTGGCAACTGTGGCCACTGTCCAAGATCCATTAGGTGGGTTAGTACTAGCTGTCAAGCCAGTTATACCAATTTCGTTACCAAGGCTAAGTCCGTGTACGTTACCTGTAAGAACTGTTACCAAGTTACCTGTATAGGCCACGCTGCTGATTGCGATTGCTGCGTTACTGTAAGGGGTTGCAGAATAGGCCTGTGTAACACCAGTGTTCATAATACTACCGGTTGTGTTGGCGTAGAAACGTCCTGTATAGGCAAAAGTATTGGTGGTTGGGTTGCTGTCAATGATGTAGGTACCGTCAGCACCGCCATACAAGCTGTCTGTAACAGTTACAGCGTTACCTGCTAGAGGAGCAGTTGCAGGGAATACGTTACCGGTATAGGTTCTTGAGTTGGTGTTGGCCTGTATATCAATCAAGGCCAAGGTGTTGTTAGTAACCAAATACCAAGCATACGGGCGATTGTTGATCATGTTCAACTGTTCCCATTTGGTCTGCTGTGTTGAGTATTCGTAGTCAGTGTCAATCAAACTCTGTGGCTGGCTCACACGTAGTTTGTTAACCGGGTCCATCATGGTTTCTGCAGGAGTAAACTTCTCGTCATACTCGTCAATCACAATTTGCAGTTTATCTGTACTGCTCAAGTTTGTGGTGTTGTAGGTTAAAACAATGGTGGTCGTAGTGAATGCACCAGTGGAGTCCGTAGCAATCGTATAACTGCTGGTGGTCAGTGTGGGGTCGCTGAAGTTGTAGATGACCTGGTTAGTGGTCACGTCGGTAATTAGGATCAGACGCTCTTTTGGCACTGCGTGAGGAATCACGATGGTGCGTGTGCTGGGACTAAAGGTGTAGTAAGCGTCTAAAATGATTTTTCTTGCCATGTTTTCTCCGAATGGGAACTATCTTGTGTTATTAGATATTTATCCCAGATCAACTGCCCAGTAC